TTTTTTACTATAGTTAACACAACTACAGAAGAGATTAATAAAAGGGCGTCAGTTTTTACTGATGGTGACGTTGTATCACTTATTAATGAAAATGGAGATATACTGGGAGAAAATCTTTATATAACAGACAGCAATGCTATAGATGAATTTAGATTAAGCAGTAAAAAAAATTCATCTGATGCAGCCGATATAATTAATGTTGGAGATCTTTCTCAATATGAAGATAATTACGTTCTATCTATAATTAGAAGCGATGCAGTCTCATCTATTAATATACTAATGCTGTCAGAGCAAAAAGCTAGGTCTGTGTCTTATAATAATAGTAATGATGGTCTAGACTTAGATAACAGTAATGATGCTCTTATAGTAGGTAATTTAGAAAGTGAGTTTTCTAATATTAACTTTAATATTGATTATAGTGAGTTTGAATCTAAAAGAAAATATAGAAAAGATGTTTCAATTTTAACAGATTATAATCTTGAAATTGACGGGGCTGTTGGCATAACAGACCCGTCAGATACCATTTCTCAAGAAGGGTTTAGTGAATCCTCACCGGGTTTATATATTTCAAATCCTGATTCAAATCCAGAAGATGTGGATATAACTAGGGCATTTAGTAGCAACTACAATTCTTGGTCTGATAATGGACAAGGCGCACTTACTACAGAAAGTAGGAATGTTACTGTTGGTTCATTGATATATAATAATGGGGTTCAGATTGATGGCCTACCTGATAATACAGTAGATAAATCCATCAATCTGAATTTCTCTCATAAAATGAACGTAGTTATTGATGGGATTTCATATAACTTGTGTTTAACTACTTGATGATATAATATTAAATCTATTCCCCTTTACAGTAATTCCAATTTCTCTGTCGTATGTTTGATTATTTTGTGTTATAGCATTAACTGTTGTTAAGTTTGCAGTCAAAGATATGACAGATAGATTGGAGTTCGGATGTGAAAGTTCGATATTTTTATTTGTTGCTAGTCCTGTATCTGTACCACTAAATGGAGGGGCTGTATTGAGAGGTATAATACATTGCTCTTTATTTAGTGTAGTGCTTGGTGGACAAAACACAATACTGATACCAGAAATCATGCTACCTATTGCTGGATTAGATATCGTTATCGTGTTTGTTGCATTATTGATGCTAGTTATGGTTGTCCCTTCATCAAAAGAACCTGTTGACTGAACAACCATATCTAAAACTAGATCACTAACATTATTAAGTATGATATCAGTATCGCCAACACTTACAACTTCTCCAAGACCACCAGCCGTTTCTTTACCAATTACACCACTACAAAAATTATCTAGTGTGTTGTTTGTCAATCCTTTGTCTTGATAAAAAAACATCTGTCCTGATTGGCTTAACTCTAAGTTGTCATCTACAGTAAATTGTGAATTGGATAGTATCTCTTGTACTCTACAGTACCTAGTAGTATTTTCTGTTACACAAACCATTCCTACTTTAAGAAATGCATTGTCATCAATTGTCACTACATTATTATTTAAAGTATATGATTTGTTATTAATATAACCTTTATGACTAAAGAACTTGACCGATTCTGTTGAACTACTCCCTATTGAATCATTATCTGAGATTATTAAAATATTAGAAGATATTTCAACAACCCTTGAGTTTTTTGAAATATTATCATTGTATATGATATTACCAATTTCAATACCATCTGTTAGTGGAGAGTTCTCTGTTACAGATATTACTTTACTATTAGATACTGTTCTGTATTGGTAGTCACCTACTAAAATATCCGAGTATGCCTTTGGTGGAATATAACCAACAAAAAGCGGTGATGTAGTTAATAATTTAATGTATTCATTAGAAGATTCAACAGATTCTGGTCCAATAGTACCACCACCACCCAGTAGTGTATTATTAAAAAAAGATTTAAATGTTGATTTCTCGACTTCATTATCATATGTTGGGGTTTTTGACAAATACCAAAAATACAATTGCCCAAATGAATTGAAATTATGCCTAAAATCTACATCTAGGTATTTTCTTAAATAATTTTCACCAATTTCGGGAAATATTAATGTGATTCTTATCTTTTTTGATACAAACTTTTCAAGGTTACGATATGCATGTTGTACTCTATACCCTTCTTCTCCAATATAGTTATCAACCGAAATAGTAAATGGTTCATCTGCTAATATTGATACATTATCTCTTAACGATATATAGAATTTAGTTGAGTCGCCTGAATCGTAAACATTTTCTATTAGTGTATTAACTCCATTAATAGTAACACTTACATTTTCAGGGATATTAATGTAGTCTAATTTTGAAATCTCAATAAGATTACCTGATGAAACTTCATTTAACGATATGGCTGTGTACTCATTTGTCACTTTTTTTGCGACTTCTAAGATGCCTTCATTATTTTCAACTTCAAATATAAAATATCCAGTTGTATTAAAAGAAAAATCAGTTACGCCGGATTCTACAGGAGTAAAATGTCCCTCCCACTGTATAGCTCCATTACTTCCCCCCAAAGTGTTATCTATCATATTAGAAAAGCTAAAAGATCCATATTCCCAAAATGTATCAAGCACAGTATCAGGATTTTCTACACTAACTGAATCACCATTAACCATTTCAGACAAGTTTGATAATTTATTTGCCCCCCAAAAAATTGCTGGCAAACCATTTCCACCGTTAAAGAAATTTTCTTTTCCTGTAGTTTTTTGTATTATGTCTATTTTGTTCTTTAGAGTTATAAAGGGAGATGAAGTAGTAAGATTTGTTATGGAATTAAAATCAGATTTCTGTACAGTTGAACCGGCAATTTTGATAAAATCAGAATTTGTCATTTTTTCTACATACAAATCATTAATCGGGGCAATATCATCTGCGTCAAATGATAGATCACCGCTTACTAGGTCATTAAGAATATTTGTTAGTGCTGTTTTTTTATTTTTAATGTCGTTAAAATTTTCTGTTCTGACCAAGCCATAATTTTTGAAACTTTTTTTATAAGACATATTTCAAGACCCATTTTGTTTATATACATTTATTTATGTATGAATGAGTTAATAAAAAAAAATTGTAGCTTTATTTGTATATAAATAGAAGTAGGATAAAAAAGTCTATTAATTTAACAATCTTTCTATATAAAGAGAAAAACTACTATGTCAGAATCATCTAATATTACAATTCGGCTAGGTATTAATGGAGGCACTGACTCACCATTAACTTATGAGCAATTAGACACTAATTTTTTAGAACTGAAATCCGTTATTGATGACTACAATGATCACATCAATTCAGAAAATCCACATGATGCTATCTTTATTTATTATGACAATGAAAATTCTAGTTTATCCTCATCTGACATTCAATCTGCATTAGATGAAGTTGACGCCAATGTTGTCAATATGCAGAATCAGATCACTACTAAACTAGATAAAACTTCTTTTGAAGACCATATTGATTCAAATACTGCACACAATGCAGTTGATATCGTATACGATAACTCTAATTCAACAATACAGCAAGATGATGTTAATGCCGCAATAGATCAACTTGATGCTAATTATAATGCTAATGATGTTTTAAATAAGATAAAAAGTGTTGATGGTTCCGGTAGTGGTTTGGATGCAGATACCGTTGATGGCAGTCAAGCTAGTGAATTACGAGCTAGATCAAATCATACAGGTACTCAACCCACATCAACGATCACTGGGCTTCATCCTGTTGCAACAAGCGGTGATTATAATAGTCTAGAGAATGTACCAGATTTAAGTATTCTGGAAGAAGTATTAGTATTTCCGACTGATGATGATTTTCCTGTTCAGGGTGAATTTGAAAAAGTATTCATTGCTAGTGATACTGGATACATTTATCGTTGGAACGGTTCTGGTTATACCCAGCTTACTGATCAGACTGCAATCTGGGGTAATATTAGTGGTAGTCTGAATAGTCAAACAGATTTGACAAATGCGTTAAACGATAAAGCCTCTATCTCTGGCCAAGCATTTACCGGCAACATATCGGCTCCCAATCTACCAATCTATCAAACAGCGACAGTGATGCTCGGTGGGGATTTTGGCTCTCAAACTGTAGAAGTGACGCGGATTGGTAATGTGGTGACTGTCGGGAGTAAGACGATATTGACTCATAGCAGCAAAATTTCGCCAAACTCTGATGAAGATATATTACCTAGCTGGGCGGCTAGTGGTGGTGACAGAGGGAACTTATACTATCTAATAGGAAACGATCTGTTAAGTATTTCTATTAATACCACTAATAAATTAATATTAGAATATTCCAATTCAAGAACAGACAGTCACACAGCCCCATCAATCACATACATAGTATAGTATAAATACACTATGTAGTATATATAGAATCATAATTAGGATATTTACAAATGACAATAGTAGATAAATCACGTAGCCCGTACTTTGATGACTACAATGAAGATAAAGGATTTCATGAAGTTCTTTTTTTACCTTCTCGTGCTGTGCAAGTACGTGAGCTTAATCAAATCCAAAGTATGTTCTATGAACAAATTAGTCGCTTTGGTGATCACGTCTTTGAAGATGGATCTGTTGTTATTCCCGGCGAAAGCAACTATGATCTAGAACTAAAGTATGCTAAAGCTACAATAAACAACTTTGCTAATGTGGTTCAATTTCTGGGTGGGTCTAACCTCAGACTCGTTGGTACATCTGGTATTACTGCAAATGTCAAGCTATTTCGTCAAGCTGATGGAACAGACCCATCCACATTTTTCTTAGAATATATTCAACCATCTACTGATGGCCTTGAATCTACTTTTGCTGATGAAGAAGTTGTTACTGTTTTTAATGGTGCAACCGAACTAACAACCGCAATCATTAGTGAAACAGGACTCGGTTCAAAGTTTACTATTGATTCTGGTGTGTATTACATTAAAGGCAAATTTGTTCTTGTTGAGCAACAAACTGTTATTCTTGACAAGTATAGTTCAGCACCTTCAAAATCTGTGTGTATCGAATATAATGAGGTGGTGGCTACTGAAAATGATGACAGATCACTCTTTGATAATGCTCAAGGCACAACTAACTTCACAGCCCCCGGCGCTCATCGTCTGAAAATCAATACAAATTTGGTTGTTGTTGACCTTGCTGATCTTCCAAATATTCCAGATAACTATGTTGAAATATTTCGCATAGATGCTGGTGCTATTCAAAAGACATATCGTGGCCCCGAGTACAATATTTTGGGTGACGTGTTAGCACAAAGAACATATGAAGAGTCTGGTGATTACACTGTAAAGTCTTATAAAATTGGATTTGGTACACACAACGAAATATTCAATTCTGTTGATACAACTAAGTTTGGTATCGAGTTAGACCCCGGTATTGCGTATGTTCGTGGTTACAGAGTAGAGACTAATTCAAAGACAAAAATTGTTGCTGATAAGGCTCGTGATACTGGTGTAATCAACAACAGTTCAATTTCTGGTGGTCTTGGGTATTATGTTGAGGTTGAAAACCTTTCTACACTTCCTAGCATAACTGCGTTGCAGTCTGTAAACTTTAAAGATTCAGGTGGTAGTATCATTGGTACTGCTAGAATTCGTTTTATTTCAGAAACAACCACTGGTGTGTTTAGGCTGTACCTGTTCAACATAAAGAATGTTGCAGGGCTTCGTACTACCTCATTTATTTCAAGCGCAACCGTCATTGATTCTACAGACACAGTATCATTTACTTCTGATATCATTGATGCTCTTATTAAGGAAGCCTCTTTTAATAGCTTGGTATTTCCTATGAATGTTGAGTTTGTAAAGACTCTGAACGTAAATTCAGGTTTTTCTGACACAAGCTATGCTTCTGTTAAGCAGTTGACCAACACAACCGATACATCTGGTCAAGTCACATTCAGTGCAAATTCAAACGAAGTTTTTGTTTCTCAAGATCCTCGTTACGCGATTGGTTATTACACAGATACCAACGAATCTTTTGATGTGGCAAGTAATGTGACGTTTGGTGGTACACCAGAAGGCTCAGTTATTACTATTACTTCTTTGGATGCTAATCGCCCTATTCGTGTAAATCTACAAGTTGCTAAACAGGAAGTTGTTCAAAAGATTAAGAGCAAGCAAACAATTACTATTACAGGAAGTTTAACTTCTGGTGTGTTGTCACTTGGAAAAGCTGATGCTTACAATATTGTTTCTGTTATAGACAATGACTCAAACGATGTTACTAGCTTGTTCGCACTAAACACAAACAAAACACAGTCATTTTATGACATCTCTACGGTATCCACTTCATCTACCATAAGCCAACCAATCACTGTAACCTTTGATTACTTCTCTCATGGTTCTGGTGATTACTTTGGCCCTGATTCTTACGTGGATATTGCCTATGAAGATATCCAAACAGAAAATGGTACTCGTTTGTCTGATGTTCTTGACTTTAGACCCCGTATTAATGATGCAGGGACTGGTTTTACTGGTACTGGTTCTTCCGTTGGTAATATCCCGACACCGTTTACCATTATCAGAGCAGACCTTGAACATTACTTGAAGCGTATTGACAAAGTGTATTTGAATGCCAGTGGTTTGTTTGGTGTCAAGAAAGGTATTCCCTCTATTGACCCGACAGCGCCCTCAGACCCTTCTGAGGCAATGGTTCTATATACTCTTTACGTTCCCCCTTATACGTTCAATATCTCTGACGTACAGGCTGAGAGGGTCAATAACCGCCGTTATACCATGAGCGATATCGGTAATATTGAAACACGTCTTTCTAACGTTGAATATTACGTTAGCCTTACGCTTTTGGAGCAAGAGGCTGATGCTACACAGGTTGCTGATCCGGTGACTGGTGCAAACAGATTTAAGAATGGATTTTTGACAGATCGGTTTATTGATCATGGTGTTGCTGATTTTTCATGGGAAGGTTATCATGTAGCAACCTCTGACGAAGCTGGCGAACTGCGCCCTGAATTTTCTTTGAACGCAATTGACTTGCAGTATGTGAGTTCAGAATCCAGTAATGTTGTTATCAATGATGACATTATTACTCTACCATATGATCATGTTTCTTATGTAAAACAGAATCAAAGTTCAGAAACTATGAACGTTAATCCATATGCTATCTACAGATGGACAGGTACTCTAAAACTGACTCCATCAATGGATTCTTGGATTGATACACACTACAAAGCCCCAGAAGTAACGTATCGTATCTTTAATAACGGTCAACTTACTCAGTCATGGAAGTCATGGCAGCTAAGTTGGACAGGTTCATCCACTACAGAAACCAGAGATTTTAGTAGAACTTCTGCACCACATACTGTGTGGAACAGAAATCGTGGTTTCCGTATGAGAACCACTGATACTTTTAGAACTACCACAACCAACAGAACCAATATTGATGTGGTTAATGATCGAGTTATTGATACATCTGTCATTCCGTTTATGCGTAGCATTGATGTTGATTTGGCTGGTAAGGGTAATAGACCTAATTCTATCATGTACTTCTTTTTTGATGAAACAAGTATTGACGCTTATGTTAAGCCTGATGGTGGAAGTTTTGGTGATCCTGTTTTTGCTGATGCGAACGGTTCTTTCAATGCTACTTTCAGAATTCCAAACAATGACGTACAAAGCTTTAGAACTGGTGAGAAAACGGTTATTGCTACTGATGAAGTGGATAATCAACAACAGTTGTCTACTTCATACGCGCAGTCATTGTTTACAGCAACAGGCACCCGACAAATTAGAAGACAAACTATTACAGCCACACGATCTATCAACTCAAACACAAGATTGACCAGACGTGTATGGAGTGATCCATTAGCTCAATCTTTCTTAGTCGAAAGAAAAGGTGGTATGTTTGTTACTAAAATCAACACATTCTTTAGTACAAAGGATGATAATGTTCCTGTAGCTATTCAAATTCGTGAAATGGAAAATGGCTTCCCAACACAGAGAATGGTTCCCGGTGGTGAAAAGCTTTTGAATCCATCTGAGGTCACTCTCACAACAGATGCGACAACACCAACCACGTTTGAATTTGATCATCCTGTTTATCTTGAGGACGGAAACGAGTATTGCTTTGTGTTGATGTCAAACTCTAATGCATACAATGCTTATATTGGTCGTATGGGTAAGAAAGACCTACAAACTGATCAGTTTATTGTTAGACAACCTTATGCTGGTGTTCTTTTCAAGTCTCAGAATAACTCGACTTGGACAGAAGATCAACAAGCTGATTTACAATTTGAAATTTTTGTTGCTAAGTTTGATACTAGCGTGACTGGTATTGTGGTAACAGAAAACAAAGACCTTGCTATGATCAAGCTTCCAAGTAATCCTATTACTACAGAACTTGGTTCTAGTGATGTTATTGTTAATCGTGAAAATCATAACTATGTATTGGGTACTCAACTTACCATTACGGGAGCTACGGCAGCGAATAACATCACAGCTAATGAATTGAATGATTCACATACTGTTATTGAAGTTCTTGATCCTAATCGGGTTAAAATAACAGTAACAAGTGTTGCGGATACTAGCGGTGATATTGGTGGGGGTTCTATTGAGGTTTCAGACACCATTCAGGCTTCTTTGATCAATCCAAACATTCCTGTTATTGACTTGACAAATACTAATGTTGCGTTTTTTGCAAAGGGAACCACTGGTAAGTCCATTAATGGCTCAGAAACACCTTATGCTGTTCAATCTCTTTATAGTCCTGTTGATAATGAAACTATTAACCAAGTTAGTTTTCCATTGTTGATAACTAACAGAAACGATGAAGTTTTCAATGCAAGCAATCAACGAACGTTTAAAATGCTTATGGAATTGACATCTACAAACGAGAACGTTTCTCCTGTTGTTGACATGAGTGGTGCTAGTGTTATCACACCATTCTCACAACTTACATACAATCAAACTACAGAAGCAGATGGTTCCAATAATTGGGCAAACTACAGAACACGAGTGAATCCTTTGTCTAGCCCTTCTGATATGTTTAAGATATTTCTTGACATTAAGAGTGTTAATTCATCCAATGTTATTATATCTGCAAGAGTAGCTAACAGTGAAGAAGAGCTTCAAGATTCTGCATGGGTAGAAATTCCAAACACAACGGTTGACACACCATCTGATGGTAACAACTTTTATGAGTATCAATATGAGAAGACTGGGTTTTCAGAATTTTCATTCTATCAGATCATGATCCAATTGAAATCTGAAAGTGCGGTATTTTACCCAACATGCAAGCGTCTTCGCGTCATTGCATTGTCTGACTTTTCGTAAAGGGGATCAGACAATGCATAGGGTAGAAGGTAAAGAGAACTTGTATAAAGACCCAGATTCAGGGGCTATAATAAACAATGATAAAAATTCTTACGAACTGGCTAAGGCTAACAAAAGACGAATTCTTAAAGAAAGGCAGAAACAACAAAGTCTTGAAGAAAGAATCGAATACCTTGAATCAATCATCAAAAGGATGGCAGAAAAAGATGGGATTTGAAAAAGCATTTGATCATATCATTCTGGTTGAAGGTGGTTATTCCGATAACCCTTTTGACTCGGGTGGAAAAACCAAGTACGGAATTACTGAACAATTGGCTCGAAGGTATGGGTATGTTGGTCGCATGAAAGACATGCCTCTAAGCAAAGCTAAACAAATCTACAAAACACACTTTTGGGATAAGCTGATGCTTGATGATGTGTCTGTGATCTCATACGACATCGCTCACGAGATGTTTGACACTGGTGTAAACATGGGTAGGGCTAGAGCAGGAACCTTCTTACAGAGGTCTTTAAACGTACTAAACAACAAACAATCTATCACTCCTGATATTGGTGTTGATGGTTTAGTTGGTCGAAACACACTAAAAAGCCTAAAAGCCATTTATTCTAAGCGCAGTGATAAAGTTCTTTATAAAATGCTCAACTCTTTGCAGGGTGCTTTTTACATAGAGCTTGCAGAACGAAGAGAAAAAGACGAAACGTTTATGTATGGCTGGTTCGAAAATAGAGTGAGCTTCTAATGGAAATTCTTAACAGAAATGATTTCAAACAATATTGCTTGCGAAAGCTTGGTAATCCTGTAATAAAAATAAATGTCGAAAATTCTCAAGTTGAAGATCGTATTGATGATGCGCTTGAACGATTTCAGGAAGAACATTATGATGGAACCGAAGAAACTTGGCTTGCGTATAAGATAGTACAAGATGATATTGATAATGGATATCTAACCATTTCTGACGATATTCTAACTGTTGTTGAAACTATGAATTTGGGAATGGCTACCTCTGGTAATGATATGTTTTCTTATCAGTACCAATTTGCTATTCAGAATTTATCACCTTTTCAAACGCTTGATATGGTTAATTACTTCATGACAATGACCAAAATCAATCAAGTTCATGATATGGTGAATGCAAGCCGTAGAATTGAACATACACGATTTATGAACAAGGTTCAATTGTATAATGGCTTCTCCGATTTACCTGTAGATAGTGTTATTGGTTTGAGAGTGTTTAGAATAATTGACCCAGAACTTCACAAAAGCATCTACACTGATATTTGGTTAAAGAAGTATGCTACTGCGCTAATCAAGATGCAATGGGGCAACAACATGAAAAAGCATGGTGATGTTCAGTTGTTGGGTGGTGTTACTGTAAACGGTCAACAGTTTTATGATGAGGCTATAGCAGAAATTGAAATACTTGATCAAGAGCTATTGACAAAATACTCAGAACCTGTTGATTTTTTCGTTGGCTAGACTTCTTAGTCGGTTAACTTTTATAAATATACACTTGTAGATGGCAAATATTATGAGTAAATTATGTTAGACAATACAGAACAAACAACACTTGATATAAAAAAGAGAAAATTCAGAAGAAACGCGGCTATTACGTCTTTTGTTTTTCTTATATTCATATGCCTGTTTTATATGATCGGTAGTTTGTATATGAGCTTAGATCAAGCAAATATTTTAGAACAGTTTAATGCTATCATCATTACTCAGTGCGCTGTGTTTGCTTCTATTATACTTGGTCATCTTGGTTTTGATTATCTGGCAAAAGTATAAAAACAAAAATCTAATAAAAATAAACTTATGGGCCTCTTTTGGCCCTTTTTTATATCTGTTATAAATAGAAGTATAAACACCACAAATGTGTGCTACTTATATGATTAATCAATACGTTAGTAATTACAACGAAACAAGCGAACAAGACCTACAAGATGATCTTGTTGTTGAGGCTATCCAGATGAAAGGGGTGGATATGAATTATCTTCCTCGAACACTGGTTGATTATGATTACTTGTTTGGTGAAGACCCTAGTTCTGCTTTTAATGGTTCTTATACCATAGAAATGTACCCTGCTAATGTTGATGGGTTTGGTGGTGGTGGCGACATGATCACCACAATTGGTTTTGAAATCAAAGATACAGCTACATTCCTTGTTAGCAAGTCTCGATTTGCAGAAGAACTTCAACCACAAAGCATTACAAAGCCTATGGTGGGTGATCTTTTATACCTACCCATCACTCGATCATTTCTTGAAATCAAGCATGTAGAGGATGAGAGTCCGTTTTATGAGCTTGGTAAACAATACATCTGGGAAGTTAAGACAGAAACGTTCGAATTCTCTTATGAGAGTTTTGAAACAGGTGATTCAACAATTGATGATCTGATTAACAAAGATCTTATGTATTATGATCCTGAAACAGAAACAGAAGAATACGGAAAGAATGATGAAATTCAAACAGAGAGTGATACGTTTGTTGATTTTAACGAAAATGACCCATTTGGGGTAAAATAATATGGCAGCTTTAGACCAACACTTTTATCATAATTCTATTAGAACATACACAGCCGCATTTGGCACGATCTTTAACAGCATCTATATTGTGAGAAGTGACGGAAAGAAAATTAAAATTCCTTTGTCTTATTCATCCAGACAAAAGTTTGATATTACACAAAAGTACGAAGAAACTAATGTTCACATTAAAGCAAAGTTTCCGAGAATTGGGTTTGTTCTTACTGGTTGGAGTCGTGACCCACAAAGAATCCAAAACAAACATGACTTGATGTATCAACAAATTGACAGAACACAAGTAAACACAGTTAACAAACAGCTTAACAGAGTTCCTTATATTTTCAACTACCAAGTAACTGTAGGGACAAAAAACCTCGACGATATGTTTCAGATAATGGAACAAATCGCGGCGTGGTTTAATCCGTCATTGAATATCAACATCACAGAGAACCCAGATTTGGGAATTGAAACTTCTCTGAATGTTATGATGACAGATTCTAATTTGGCAGATGATTATGAGGGACAAATGGAAGACGAAAAGACATTGATATCTACATTTAATTTTGATGTAGAGGGATTTCTTTACATGCCAACAAGCAACCAAGGTGTCATCCAAACCATCACACTAAACTATTACGATTTAAACGATCCTGACACAATTTTAGAAACGGATATCATACCATGAGCAAGCGAGATAAAATCAACAAAGACATTGAAGCCTTTATTGGTATTGAGCATGATGTTGATTCTCATTTAGATGGTCTAGATGACGAAACAATGCCTCGGGAAAGTTTTGATTTGATTCAATACACTCCTGTTACATCCAAAGTGCCTGTAGAAGAGCGTGAGAGTGATGTATACGATGATTACAATTACACTAGGACGGTTCTTAGGGGTTTGATAGAACGTGGTACAAGCGCGTTAGAAGGCTCTCTTATGCTTGCTAAGGAATCAGAGCATCCGAGAGCGTTTGAAGTCTCTAGCACACTGATGAAAAATATTTCAGAAATGAGCAAAGACCTCATGGAGCTACACAAACATCTGGAAAATGAGAAAGGTGCTGTATCTACTCCTAGCACAGTTCATAACACACAAAACAATTTCTACAACGAGAAACAACCAAAGGGTGTCGATGATCTTCTAGATGACCTAGATGACGATGACAAAAAATAATAATGCAAATACATCCATTTAATGTAAGAGAATTTGTAAAAGAAAATAGAACTCTTGTCAAGAAATATATCAGAAAGAATACTTATAGTGTTCAAGTTGATGATATATTTCTTGGCCCTGCTTACTATTATCAAAAAAATGAGCATATTCTTAATAAGAAAGAAAAGCCAGAATACTCATTGATGCAAAAACTTGAATACATTAAGTGTATGAATAATTGTGCCTATTTTACTAGAAAATATATAAAAATAATATCAATTGATGATGGTGTGATTCCTTTTGATTTGTATGACTTTCAAGAAGAATTACTGGATAAGTATCAAAAAAACAGATTTATAATAACTTTGCAGTCTCGCCAAAGTGGTAAAACACAGACTACTGCGGCATATATTCTTTGGTTTAATACATTCAATGATTCTAAAGATACAGCTATATTAGCAAACCGATTAGCGCAAGCTCAAGAAATTATGGGCAGGGTGCAGATGTCTTACGAAAACCTACCAAACTTTTTAAAGTGTGGTGTTTCTGAATACAATAAACGATCTATGAAGTTTGCAAATTACTCAAAAATATTTTGTGCAACTTCAACTTCATCATCAATTCGGGGAACCTCGATATCACTCTTATATATTGATGAATGCAGTTTTCTTCGTGATGATATGGAATTTTATGAATCAACGTATCCAGTTATTACATCTGGTAAGAATTCACAAGTTATAGTTTCATCAACTCCTAATGGCGCTCGTGGATTGTTTTATAAGCTTTACACAGAATCTGTTGAAGGCATCAATAAATACGTTAACCATAAAGTTACATGGGATATGGTGCCGGGACGTGATCAAGAATGGAAAAAGGAACAGATTGCTAATACATCTCAAGAGCAATTTGATCAGGAATTTAACGTATTGTTTAGGGGGTCTTCTAATTCTCTAATTTCTGGTAATGTACTTGAAAATCTTATCGAGAGAAGCCCTGTAGAAGTTCGTGACGATTTAAAGATATATGAACATCCTATATTACCAGACGATGAGCAAGCGGGGCATATATATGCTATGACCGTTGATGTTAGTCGAGGGTTATCACAAGATTTTAGCGCGTTTATTGTTTTTGATGTAACACAACTTCCTTATAAAGTGGTAGCAACATATAGAAATAACAAAATATCACCAGTGTTATATCCAACCATTATTAACTCTACAGCACAACATTACAACAATGCGATGGTTTTGGTTGAGATAAACGATATTGGTGAACAAGTAGCTTCTATTCTATACAACGAATACGAATATGAAGAACTACTAATGACAAAATCTGATAAGAGTAGACAGATAATTTGGTATGGGAATGATTGTAAGCTTGGTGTTAGAACAACTACTGCGGTTAAGTCTGTTGGTTGTTCTAACATCAAAACTCTGGTTGAGAATGAAAAGATTGAATTGAACGATAAGACGGTCATTGATGAATTTGGTACGTTCGTTCCTAAAGGAAAAAGCTACGAAGCTGATTCTGGTGCCAATGACGATTTTGCAATGTGTTGTGTTCTCTTTGCATGGGCAACAACACAACAATACTTTAAAGATATGACAGATATCAACACTCGTGTTGAACTCTTGAAAGATAAAGAAAACAACGAACAACTAACCCCATTTGGATTTATTGAGCGTGATTTTGATCCGACTGATGGGCAAGGTGAAGACGTTACACAAAATCCATTCGGAATAAAGCAAGGGGAAGTTGACAGAAATGATGTATTTTTTGACGGGTTTTAATTTAAGCCGGTCAAATCATAAATAGAATCAGACACAATAAAACAAACCAATTATGAGGTTTTCAAAAAACTATGACTTCTCCAAGTGTAATTTCAAAAGAAAAAGATTTAACCTTTACTATCCAGAGCATTACAACTAATGCTACTGGTTATGTAGGTATGTTTCGTTGGGGGCCAGCTAACGAAATTGTTAGTATTACCACCAATGAAAACGAATTGGTTAAAAGGTTCGGTGAGCCAGATAAACAGACCGCACTATATTTCCTTTCTGCCGCAAACTATATGCTATATGGTGTGCCTTTGGAAGTGGTTCGTGTAGTTGGTACTGGTGCCTTGAACTCAATTGATTCAGTTGCTGATGCAGCTAGTCAAACCCCTATTCTGGTTGAGAATGAATCAACATTTGATCTTCTTACTGATGCATCATTCACCACACAAGTTCCGGCCTTTATTGGTCGTTATGCTGGTGCGCTTTCTAACTCTATTAAAATTTCTGCTGCTGATTCAGCAGGATTTGCTGGTTGGGAATTTGAAGATCAATTTACCTATGCACCAACCAGCGACACATTCAACCTGATCGTAACTGATGAAGATGGTTTGATCACTGGTACTGTTGGTGCTGTAATTGAAAAATACGAACTACTTTCAAAAGTTTTAGGCACAAAGAAAGTTGATGGTACTAGCGCATATGTGGTCGAAGCCCTTAAAAATCAGTCAAACTACATCTACTGCTATTCCGCAGATGCAATTGAATTTTCTACTGGTTTGTTTGAAGCATCCCTTACAGGTGGTGTAGATGACAACGTACAAACTAATGCCGACTTTGTAACCGCGTTTGATATGTTTGCTAATTCAGAGTCTGTTGACATTGTTCGACTGATGACTTCTGGTGCAGACTCAGCCGCTAAAATTCGCGCTGTTGATGTGTGTGAAGGTCGTGGTGATTCTGTAGCTTTTGTAGCTCCTGATCTTGCTGATGTTTATAATAATTTGACTGCTGTTGCTGATGTTA